CTTATGGGGTGCCTCATTTGCTATTGATTCATCATATCTTTAGCGATTGCTATTGCTGCTTCCTGATGTGTCGCTGGCGAAGTAACTCGTTTCCATCCCGAATCCAAACCAAGCGCATCGCACCAAACTCTCATAATATGTGGACTAAATAATCCGTCCTCTTTCACTGTAAATCGCTTGGGTAAATAGTAACTTTTATATTCAAAAACTCTTTCATAACTGGTTTCTTCTGAAAGTTCAATCAAAAAAGCTCCCTCTCCGGAAGATTGCAATCCAGTATAAACATAGTCTCTTTCCATTTTTTCCATCCTTTCTCATATGATAACACTCATCATAACAAACCCCTGCCACTTCGGACAGGGGAAAAGGAGGATTGCTAAGATTACTTCACGCTATCATTCTATCTTTTAAAATCGGCGCATTCAAGGCAGCGTTTGTGCATTAGTGGGTAAATACGATCTGCTCCAGATCATCCAGGCTGTCGATCCCGAAGAGAAAGATTGAAAGCTCTTTGCTTGCGCGACTTTCATCCCGTCTGATCGTTGACTCGTCCACATTGTAGAATTCTGCCAAGTCGACTTTATTTAGCTTATTCTGCGAAAGATACAGCTTATTAAGCACCTCGCTTCGGCGCTGCATAGCTATTCCATTATTTTTGCAGTAGGCATAATAAGAGCCCCAGGTAGCATCAAAATAATCAAGCATCTTTTTCGTCTTTGCTTTATATTTCATCAGCGCTTTAAGATTTAATTCCTCGGGATCAAAAATCACATTTTCATAATTGTCCAAGTCATCAATGATCTCTTCACAATGTTTTTGGAGCCAGCGATAATTTTTAAGCAGTAGACGGGTATTTCGCAATCGCCAATCTCGCTTTGCCTTATCAGGGGTAATCTTCTTGTGTTCTTTCAACACGGCTTTTGCAATTATTTCCAATTGTTGTTTGGTTAAATTATCATTCACCACAGTATATTACCCCCGATAATTTAGATTTTTTATTTAATACCCGTCTATCATTCATCCATAATATGCACATCACCTAAGCCACCCCTTATGCTATAATTGGTTTGACGGAACCATTATGCGCGCGGCTTAGGCTGTGCGTTTTTTATTTTTCTAATCCTCCACCGAGCAGTTTGATCACCTCTTTGATTCGATCTTTTTGGTCTTCAGTCAGATTGACAGACTTGAAAATAAGCTCGTTCAAAAGCTCGATAGCAATGTCGTTATTGATCATGGATATTCCTCCTATTTTTCTTTTCTAATAACTATGTTCCTATTTTTCATGGTTTAAACTCGTCTAAACTTATGTTTAACGCGTTTGCAATCTTGCACATTAATTCAAAACTTGGCTTTTTAATCTTCCCTAATTTTAAAGCAGAGATTACAGTATTATTAATTCCAGCTTGTCTTGCTAACTCGGATTGATTAATCCCCGCTTCATCCATTATCTTTTTTAGCCTAAACCACAATATGTTGTGTCTGTTCGCTTTTTGTTCCCGCAATATATTGCGCACATCCTTTCGCTTCTGTATAATCATATTTGAATAAAACGCATACTAACGCTTTATTCAAATAAACTGAAAGGAGATCATTCCATGGCAAAAAAATGTAACCCCTCATCAAAAGTCAGTAAAGCAGGCAGAACCCTTTCCACTAGTAAATCCGCTCCTCAGAAAAGCAGTGCAGCTAAAACGCTAGCTAATCATAAGAACGCAAAACATTAAGCAAGTTCGGATTGTCCACTACTAACTGATGGGTAATTGCAGACAACTTGCAGAGTTGTTCATCATGATCGAGACCTAATTCATAGATATCGTTGATCGCTTCAAGGATTTCATGAATTAGTGTCTCTTTTTGTTGTTGATCAGTAAGGTCTTTTGCTAATTTAATTTTCTGTTCGAATGGAGAGTATTCCCCAATTCGAGATTCATTAGCAATTAGTCTGCCGCTAAACGAAACACCGATAATGTATCCGCCTATTTTGATTCTTAGTTCATCGCTCATGGTTATTAATCACCACTTTCAGTCAACTAAATTCGTTACTCTTCCTAGTTTCTAAAATGGCAGATCATCATCTGAAATATCGATGGCTGCTGAATCCGCACCACTATAGGAATCCTTCTCCTTAGCAAAACTAGGCGTTTCATTTTTGCTTGGGGTTTGCGGGAAGGCGGAATTCTGTTTATCGAAGCTGCCGCCTTCAGTCTGCTGTCTCTTTTCACTTGCTGCTTTCGATTCGAGCATTTGAAAATTGTCAGCAACGACCTCTGTGACATAGACCCTTTGGCCTTGTTGATTCTCATAATTGCGTGTTTGAATACGCCCTACCACACCAATGAGCGAACCTTTTCGGACCATTTTGGCTATTGATTCCGCTGACTTGCGCCAGATCACGCAATTGATGAAGTCCGCTTCGCGCTCGCCGTCTTTGCTTTTGAAATTCCGATTGACGGCCAAAGTAAAGCTCGCAACCGCCGTTCCATTCGCGGTATACCGAAGATCAGGATCCTTCGTTAAGCGTCCTACCAGTACTGTATTATTAATCAATTTTCCATCGCCCGCTTTCGATTTTCTTGTCTAGCGCTTCTTTGTCATGCCCAAATGCGAATTCCAGAAAGCCTCTGTGCGTCGGCTTTGCCAAGATGATGGATTTCCCATATCGCTTAGCGAACAGCTTCGCCTTCAGCCGGAAATCTTTCGTCTGCATTCCTTTCACGTCGACGACTCGAAGCAACTGATCCCCGCGCCAAAAACTAAAATCCGCTTTGTATTTGATTGCTTGATGGGCTTTGCCGAATTCGTCTCTGAATCCCTGGACCAATTCAAAAGTTTCCTGCAGCCGCAATTCACAGCTATGTTCCTTGGCTTCTTTTCTGGCCAAGTCGAAATACGCTGCTTCCGCTTTGGAATCGAATGGGATCCCGCGATAGACGGTTTTCTTATTCCCATACTTGGCCTTCCGCCTATAATTTCGAAGAATCGCCATCTTATCCGCTCGCTCCCTTCAGCTTTTTCATCGCCTCGTTAAACGTCTCCATGCTCTCATCATCGACCGGCTGATATTCTTTCTTTTGCATCCACTCCGGCACCGTTTCGGCTTGTTTCACCGTTTTTTGATGTGAATATCCAACCGGATGCTCTTTCTCAAGCTTGATCTTGCCAGTGATCTGATCAAAATTACGACGCAGCCCTTCCGCAGATTGCACAGTATTTCGCCAGAACGGATCAACTGCGTCTTGGTAGATCCACTTGATCGTATCTTGTACTTGCTTGCCAGGGCGTTCATCTCGTTCAATCAGCAAGCGGAGCGTATCCGCCCACTTCTGCAAGCTCGGTTTCTTGATCTCGATCCCGTGATCCAAAATATTTTTGTACAAAAATTTTGCTAATTTCATGTTCGGATCGCTGTCGGGGTACTCGCGTTTTTTGCGAGGAGCCGGCTTAGTACTCTCTTTTATTTCATTTTCTTTTATTTTATTTACTTTACTTTTATTGCCATCGTTTTTGTTTGGGGTAGCTATGGGGTGGCTATCATCTTCTTTATTCCACCTTTTAGCAGCGCCTTTTTTTCCGGCTTCAGAAAGCTTTTTTAGTTTCTCGTCTTTGATCTCCATGCGTTCGCAAAGATTTTCGGAGTAGAAGCACTTACCATCATCGGTAAAGGCAAATAACCCGAAATCCTCTACAACAGACTTTACAAGTGAAGCATCTACACGAAGATCATAGGCTAGCATATTGTAATCTCTGATACTCGTATAGTCCTTCTCGTCTCGCAGGCGTTCTAAGATCATATGATAGACTCCGTAACCTTCAGCGCCGTATTTCATACGCAGCGGCAATATCTCTGCCTTGTTTCTCAAATTGCTATCATGGGGATAATAGCTTTGCAATCCAAGCACCCCCTCCTTATAATTCGTTCATAGATACAAAACTGTCGATTCGTTGATGACCGCGGCAATATTCGCAAGTTCCGCATGGCTCTGGCTCGATCTGACCCATCTTAATTTTAAAAATACGATCGATCTCACTTTCCAATCGATCTAACTCCATTTCGATCTTGTATTCGTCTAACGTGATGATCTGTGCTTCAGATGGCGTCTGTTTGCTTACCGCGACAATCAGCGGAACAAACGGCTTACCATATCGCTTTGCGAGGAGTTGCTGATAAACGCCCATCTGCAGGCAATAGCCGTAACGCTCGATAAAGGTTGATTGTGGTCCCCAGTAGTCATCCCATTTCTTTTCGTGGATGTCCTTTGTCGTTTTCAGATCGACAAAATAGCCGTTCTCGACATTCAAACAGTCGATCTTTCCTTTCCATTCGACACCGTACAATTCGCCGGTGACGATCACTTCTTTTTCGCCTTGGTACAAATTCATGAAAGCCGGCTCTTGCTCGAGCCGGGCGATCATCTGTTCAGCGATTTGGAATTCTTTCAGCAGGCCATGCGGTTTGCGCGAAGAGTACATATATTCCTTATTTTCTTCGATAAATTTTTCGTGAACTTCCGGTGTTTCAAAATATGAATGAACGAAATTCCCAACAAGGAGCGGCTTATTATCGCGATCAGGTTCCCAATCACCTTTGAGTTTTGCAAGCGCCGCTGCTGGGCACTTTAAAAAATCTTTGAATTGGCTGACTGACATATATTGCCAGTCAGCTTCGTTCGAGTAATAGTTATCGTCAGAAAGGAAAATCGATTTCGTCGTATCCATCGTTCGGCACGTCCTTTCCTGTGCTGACCGTTTCCGCTACTTGATTCGGGTCGGGATATCGAAGTGATAGGCTCTCTTGTTCGATTTCGGTATCGATCGGGTCTTTTTCTTTTACTGGCGCCTTTTTCACAGCATTCTTTTTCGGAGCCTCTTTTTTGACAGCCTTCTTTACAACTAGTTTTTCGGTCTCTTTCTTCGGTTCCGGTTCTTTCATAGCTTCTGCTGTTTTTCGTTGTGGTTTCGCGGCAGGTTCGACTTTCGTAATAGCGGAAGCAACGAATTTCTCTTCAAGCGCTTTAATCTTCTCGGGTTCAGGAGCTGATTCCGTCACGTCTTTCCGGTATTCGTATTCGTCTTGCGACGTCTGGCTGATCGAATCTGCAAGCAGATCGTCACTGCTCGTATTAATGACCTGCTTCGCTGCACGATTGATCACGGTCCGTTTTGCCATTTCTTGCGGAAATTCCCGCTGAACGTTCCCGCTGTTTTTTCGCTTGCTCCAAGAAGAATCAATCTCTTTTTTTGTCATGATCGTATAGACATATTCGCCATCTTCTTTTTCGACAACAGCGTAAGCTCCGATGATCGGCTTATCTAAGTTTTCAAACTTCGGCTCAAATTTTGTAACGATCGTCCGGCCGCGTTCGCTGCCGATCTCAAAAGGATCGCCCTCATGAATTACCTCTGCCCAGATGTCTTTGACTTCCGGCAGGCGTTTTGCAACGGTTTGTGTTCCAAAGTAAGACCGCATAAGCGTTAGCTCGTTTCCGTATACTAAGAAATAGCATTGTGTTTTCGCCGCATTAAGCCCTTGTGTCACCATGTTAAATAATGCGTTGGCGATTGATTTTCTTGTAGCGACTTCGAGCGCTGGTCTGCCGTTTTTGTCTTTTGCTTTTTCTAGGGCAAACCAAGCGGATTTTAAAGCGTTTGAATAGTTATAACCCGCGGGGATCGTAAATCCTTGTTCATCTTGTAATTTCGTCACTCGTCTTTCTACGTCATCAGTGATATCTCTTTGGTCTATCTCTTCTTTGGTATTTGTCATTGTTGTTTCCTCCTATGCTTCCGTAGCGGGTCCAAACTCGGACTCGATATAATTTTCTAGGTCTTCCTTCAAAACGACGTCAGAGCCGATCGTATAGATCAAATCGCCTTCAAATACATCGTTTCCCCGCCAGTCCACCATGATCGGTTGTTCTTCCTCAGGAAGTCTCATCTTCCAGTTATCAAACTTCTCTCCTGGAAAAGTTGCGAATTTCATTTTGATTCCTCCGTTTCGCATGATATAATTGACTTGAAAATAAATTTCTTCACCGACTGACTTTGCCCAACAAGGTCAGTCTTTTTTTGCGTCATATTTTTCTTCTCTCCGTTCTACTTCTCGTTCATCCCAGGCAAAGAGGCAAGCAATGGACACGATGGCTAAAACGATAAGGCACCAAGTACGTCCCAAACTGGAAAGCATACATCCCACAAAAAATACGGCGAATAGCTGTAGATATTTGGATTCATTCATGCTTTTACCTCTCTCATAGACATCACTTTGTTATCGAGCTTTTTTGAACAATCTTCACTTCCGAATTCTTGTAAATCAATTTGCTCCTCAGTGATCATATCCATGCAGCGTTCAATTTCTTTTATAGTGATTGTATATGCAGGAAGTTTCATTGCTCGGAGATAGCCTGCTTTGATCAAATTGCGAACCACTTTTTCGCTAGTCGACATCAATTTAGCGGCGTCCAATACTTTGAGAGCTTTTGGTTCCATTTGAATGACAATTTTAGACTGTTCAACCATATTGATCACCCTTTCATATATTTTTTCTTGATCCAATGAGGCATGCGCTTGGCAAATGCTTCGGTGATCGTCATCCCTAAAATCTTCAAGATCGAGAAGACAATTGAGAGTTCAACGACAATCTCATCCAAAAACTGCATCACATATTCTTCCAAGTCGCCACGGTCGTCTTCTGTTAACGGCTCCAGTTTTGACTTAATAATTAGCTTTTTAGCTTGTTTCCGGCGCTCTTCTCTCTCTTCCGTTTCTTGTTCTTGTAAAAAATCTAATTCTGTCGGAGTTAGCATTTCAGAAACCTTGCCGTCTAAGGCCTTAATCGTCCCGAAATATCGATAGGACATCTGGCTTCCAAAAAGGTCATCACCTTTCGCTTTATTGATTTCCGCAGCTTTTTGTACTGGCACTTCTTGCGCTCCGTTTGCGTATCCGTTTAGCGTAGAAAGCGGCATGCTGCTATCGCTGGCTACTTCTTTCTGCGAATAATTTCGTCGTATCATGAGACTATCTAATTCACTCTTGATCCCACATTTAATCATTTGTTTCCCCTCCTTAATTTTTTATAAAAAATTTTGATTGTTTTACTGATAAAAACGAATTTTGAAAATCAAAATCACTCGTTATAAAGCGTATTTCGTTAATTTTCAAAGCGATATATCAAAAGTCTAGATTCATAAATAGTATTCATTTAAAACGATGCGTATTGCCGTAAAATAGAATTAGGAACTAATTGAATATTGCATCCTGCGCATGCTGACACATCCATATTTTGACTAAATTGATTTGCAAAGCTAGTTCTTCGTCTGACCAGCTATCCCAAAAAGATTTTGGAATATCGCATCTTGCTTCGCTCAGGATTTCGATCATGGTTTTTCTGCTCATTTCGTCGCCTCCTTTTTATGTGTCGAAACGTTACTTTTAATTTTAAAAAAAATAGTCCAATCAAACGCAAGTGCTTTTGCAATAGCTTGTGCCACTTCCGGGGATGGGCGGCGAGTACCGCTTTCGATAGCGGTGTAGTACGCACGCGATATTCCAACTTGTTCTGCCACTTGTGCATGCGTCATGTTCTTCTTTTCTCTAAGTTTTGTCAGCCATTTTCTTTCACTAGTCGAATACTTCATATTTGTCCTCCTTTAGCGTGTCGATATGTTACATACTTATTATACGTATCGATATGACACTTGTCAAGTGTATATGTAGCTAAAAGATACATTATTTTTTTATTTTTTTGTGTATCTATATGATACTATATCAATAGAAAGAAGGTGCCAGTTTGTTTCCCGAAAGAATAAAAGAATTAAGATTAAAAAAACGATATACACAGAAACAAATTGCTGATAAGATCGGGATCACTCGTCCAGCATATACCGCTTACGAAAGCGGGAAACGGCAGCCCGATTTCGAAACATTGACAAAGTTATCAAAAATATTTGGAGTTACGACTGACTATCTTCTTGGACGCTCAAACATTCCTACGCCAGATAAAAGCATTAAGAACAATATGAATGATGCTGATCTAGACAAAATGCTCGACGAAGCCATGAGCTTCGATGGCAAGCCTATGAACGACCATGATCGCGAACTAATTCGCGCCTATCTAAAAGGGCAGTTTGCAAATCGCGATAAGTGAGGTGCCCTATGAACGAAGTAAAAAAATTGCTGAAACAATTTGGCATTAAATTAGTACTTCTTGATTTAAAGGATGCCGGCTACTATCTCCCTAAGTCTAAAACAATGTTTGTTGCCGAACGGCTAAGTGAATTAGATCAGATAAAAGTGATCCTTCACGAAGCGGGACATGGGATTCTCCATGACGATCTCCAAAGCTTATATTTGCTTGAAGGATTTCATATAAAAATGGAACATCAGGCTGAACGCTTTATGCTTTCAGAGCTGTTAAAAATCTATGTATCAATGACAAACATGGATATTCAAGACTTCGACTTTATGAAATTTATCGAACAGAATGACTTGGATCCTAATTATCAAGACATCATCAAAGAATTGGCTCAACAGTATACCATCGTAAGGAAACCCTCATAGAAATTTCTATTTATAACATTCTTTCATTCTCTTGGTGCTAACAATCTACAACAATAAAACTGGGTGGCTTTTTGTTGCTGACCCGAGAAATGAGGATAATCATGGGATTCTTTTCTAAGCTAAAGGAGTTATCAAATTTACGCGGTACTATTGAATCGCTTGAAAAAGAAGAAAAGGAAATCAATGAAAAATTGTTAATTTTGAGCGAACAGCTTGATAACAAGGAAAAAACAATGTCTGAGATTCGTTCATCTCTTGAAGCTGAAAACAAAGTCAAACAAAAAGCTATACTCGAGGCCGCTGAAAAAGATGCTGATAAAATAAAGTATGACGCTAATTTGGAGCTCTCTTCTCTTCTATCTTCAATTACTACCTTCAAATCTGAAAATGCAGACTTAGAAAAAGAGAATACTTCTTTACATCGCGAAGTGAATCGCTACACAAATCAAGCCAGAAAATTCAAAGCAGAGATTGTAGGCATAAAGAATTTTTTCAAAGATTATCGATTTATATTGGGGAAATCATTTGACATTGATGATGCTCAACAAATCGATGAAGCACTAGCTAAAATAGAACAATATACTTCTGATGATTCAATTATCAATACAATTATTCAGTTGCCATTGCACTCCGATAATTCAAGAGAATTGCGTAAATATGCAACTGCTACAAATAAAGAAATCAAAACACTGCTGGAATCTTACCAAGAACGCTATACATCAAAGACAAATAAAACTATTTATCAGCTGATGATTATTGGACTTCAAGCAGAAATGCAACTTCTGTTAGCTAAACTCACGTATCAGAATCTAAATGAGACCAAAAAAAATGTAAAAGAAATCTTGGCGAAATATATCACAATTGCCTCTGAAGGAAATCAATCTATCAAGCCTACTCTTCTGCGATTTGTTAGCGATATTGAGCCACTATACATGGAGCTAGTTGATACGGAATATCGTTATTATGTGAAACGTCAGCAAGAAAAAGAAGAGCAGCAAGCTATCAAAGAACAAATGCGCATAGAAGCGGAAGAAAAGAAAGCCTTGCAAGCCGAGAAAAAGAAATTGGAAAAAGAAGAATCAAAATATCTTACTGAAATGGATAGAAACAAAGAATTACTGAAATCAGAAACAGATTCTGACAAGATCGCTCAATTAGAAGCAAACCTGAAAAAATTGCAAGAACAATTAGAGAATGTTGCCGAGAAAAAAGAGGAGATTATCACACTTTCTACTGGCAAAGCTGGATACGTTTATGTCATCTCTAACCTGGGTTCATTCGGTGAAAATGTTTTTAAAATAGGTATGACTCGCCGTTTAGAACCGCAGCAGCGAGTAGATGAACTAGGCAGTGCATCTGTCCCATTTAAATTTGATGTACATGCAATGATTTTTAGTGATGATGCAGTCAGTTTAGAAAACGATTTACACAAGCAATTAGCAAAATCTCGTATTAATAAAGTGAATCCGCGAAAAGAATTTTTCAAATCTGATGTTAATTCTTTAGAAAATTTAGTTGAAGAAATTGATCCAACTGCCGATTTTACAAAAACTATGTATGCTGAAGAGTATCAACAAACGAAAGCAATTGAAGAAAGCTTGGAAGACAGCCTTAAAGTTACCGCAGGGGAATCATAATTGATCATTCCAATTGGGTGGTACCAGGTGATTATCGCTTCCTACCATAAAATGAAAGCGAATTAAAACTATTTAGGGGGAAATGAAATGGCTAAGAAAAATGTTACGGGCGAGGATGGCAAGCAATATGTAATGAAGGAGAAAAAACCAATCTATAAAAAATGGTGGTTCTGGCTAATTGTGGTTATTGTCATCGGCGGAATCGGTTCTCAACTGGGTGGAAGTGACGACAAAAAAGCGGCTGGTTCCGATTCAAAAGTCGAAAAACAGTCAGCCACTAAAACAAAATCAACAATCAGCAAAAAAGAGACTAGCAAAACGAAAACAGGATCAAAAGCTACTTACAGTGATCGTACGCTTACGGCTCCGGATGGAGTACTAAAAATCACAAGTATCGAATCAGGAACTGATTATGATGGAAAGCCTATGTTTTATGTATTATTTGATTTGACAAACAATACTGACGAAGCTAAAAATATTCAAACTTTGTATATGAACTTTGCTGACGCGTCACAAAATAATGGTACAACTACTGAAAAACTTGATTTCGCAATAACGACAGAAAGTCCTTACCAAGAGCAGCTTGGCATGTTAAGCAAAGACTTGAACCCTGGCCAAACCGCTTCTGCAGCATATGCATATGAAGTTCCAGATGAATCAAAACCTGTCACTTTAGAATTTAAAGACAGCATGTTCAGCTCTAAACCAATCGCTACAGAAGATATCACTATTAAATAATTCTAAATCTGTCGAATTCGACAGATTTAAAGATTAGCCTTCGGGCTTTTCTTTTTCATATAAAAAGAACATACGTTCGTATAAAAGATAGAAAAATTCGATATTTGATCCATATCCCCTGTTTTTCTCGATATATTTACTAGTCTTTCGGAGTTGATATAAAAAAATACGAAAAGGGAGCGATTGTGATGGATGGGACCGTTCGAAAAAAAGGCAATAGTTGGTATTATCGCATTGATCTTGCTTATATAAACGGAGAAAGAAACCGAATCGAGCGCTATGGCGGGAAAACAAAACCCGAGGCACAAGAAGCTTTGCGAAAAGCAATTTATGAGTATGAAACAACTGGAGAAATTTTGGAACAATCAGATATATCTGTTCATGATTATTTTGAATATTGGTTTAAAAACTATGTATTGGTTAATCTCAAAATGAATACACAAAAAAATTATCGAATGATGCTAGATAAGCATATTTATCCATACATCGGTGACTATAAACTGAAAAATATTCGCCCAGGGACGATTCAAAAACTGCTTAATGATGAATTTGATAAGGGGTTCGCTAAACAAACACTTGGAATCCTCAAAGGAATTCTGAACAAAGCATTTTCGATGGCTGTTTTTCCCTATCAATACCTGAAAATGGATCCAACGCCATTTGCTAAAATTCCCAAATTTGATGAAAAAGAATGGCGTGATCGTAATGACTTGAAAATTATTAGTGTTGAGGACTTTAAAAAATTGATGGATGTTGTTGATCAGAGCAGCCCCTACTACTTGCCGATGATGATCAGTTTTCAAACAGGTCTTCGCCGCTCAGAAGTTTGCGGTCTTCGATGGGAAGATATCAATTTTGATACAAAAACACTTCGTGTCGAGCAGATTATGGTTATGGATGGCAATAAATATGTAATTGGCACCCCAAAAACAAAGTCGTCCTATCGAACAATTTTGATTGGTGACACCCTTGTTACGCTTCTGAAACGCAGCAAACTCCGACAAAAGGAAAATAAACTTTTTTATGGTTCTCACTATACGGATACAAATTTTGTTTGTGTAAAAGAAAATGGTCACCCTGTCACTCCCAATTCAATTAAATGGTACTCGCGAAAATATCATAAATTGACTGGCATTGATTTCACTTTTCATTCTTTTCGCCATACTTATGCAACCATGTTGCTGGAAAATGGCGCAAAGCCAAAAGAGATCCAAACTAGACTCGGTCATTCTCGATTATCTACAACCATGGATACCTATGCGCATGTTACTAAAAAGATGAGAGAAGAGTCTGTCGAGATCTTTGAACGCATGTTAAAAAACAATCAAATATAGTATTTTCTTCCCCCATTCAAAAAAATGGGGGAAGAATGGGGGAAAAACGGAAAAAAGAAGCCTGGCTCGAAAGCCAGACCCCTTGATACTACTACTTTTCATCCTCGTCCATCTTCAAAACGGCCATGAAGGCTTCTTGAGTTATAGCAAATTCAAAGACTTTCTTCTACCTTCATATTGAGGTATTTGGCTTCATTTCATCCTATGGTATTGTAGCATTTATGCAGACGTCTAGTTTCATTCTTTTTCATTTGGAATTTCCTAGTTTCATATCGTTTTCCCTTGTAAAGGGGGAAGAATGGGGGAAGATATCCATAATCCTAGACCACTTCTTTTGCGCCCATTTGGTATCACTTTTCAGTTTCTGATATCCTGTTAAAAAGGGCTAGGAAATAGAAAATCGTCACTATCATTTTAGGAATTCTTATGTCCGCAAAAACGTAAAAACATTGAAAGAATTACTAAAAGATAGAGACGACGACTAGAACGAAGGAGAGAGAAATCTCCGCCTCCATCTATTTCTATTTTCACGATTTTTATGATTTGTATTTGATTGATCCAAATCTCTTCAAAATAAAAAAATCCCCCGCTCAACTAAGAGCGAGGGTTATTTTTATGGATTCAGGCATTTGCCCGACTTGTCAAAATCATATTCTTTTCCGTCGATGCTTTGCCGACCGGTAACCATATAGCCGCCGGGTTGGCTCAAGTAGTACCAAGTGCCGCCTTTGTCCTTGAACCAGCCTTGGGCCATCGCCCCGTCGGCATTTAGATAATACCAGGTCGAGCCAGACGGTAACCAGCCTTCCACCATTGCGCCGGATCCGTCCAAGTGATACCAGCGGCCATTGATCAGCTGCCAACCGACTTTCATGTCGCCACTAGAGCTGAGATAATACCATTTATTATCCTTTTTAAGCCAACCTGTGGACATGTCGCCGACACCGTTAAAGTGATACCACTTTTCGCCGACTTTCTGCCAAGCTTCAATCGTTTTCTTGCCGTCAATGTAGTATTGCCAATGATTGTTTTCATTTTTCCAGCCTGTAAATTTCTCGCCTTCTGGTGCTGCGCCTTGGTACCGATACACATACCAGCCCATGCTGTAAGGTAACGTATTTTCGTTGTTCACGGTGACTCCGTCGTTGTCATAATTACAATGAATGACGTTCGTGCCGTCAATCGCCATGACCACATGACCACCCGCGCCCGCACTTTGACCCTTGTAGCCGAAAATCACAATGTCGCCGCGTTGCATGCTCCACTCTTGATCCGATGCGATCAGCTTGTAGCCATTTTGGATCAGCCACGTGTGCATGGATTCGGTACTCACTACATAGCCCGCGTTGCTTGCACCCGCATTGCGGAGTGAAATATAAATCGCGCCGCTGCAATCCGCCGTGCCGTCAGTACCGATTCGGCTGCCGTACATGCTGTACGTAACACCAATCGATTTCAGATAATACATATAATCGATTGCTTTTTCTGTGTTGATTGTCATTTATTTCTCCTCCTTTAAAAATCCTTTAAAAATCCTTTGCCGAGATCATAAAACCCACCGGCACCAAGTCCTGCAATAGCTCCTCCCCAGGCATAGAGGATAATTTCCATGTTCGCAAAACTTGCAGCATAGCCAATCCCAATAATAATTCCAACCACTACATTAATCACAGGAAGCCATTTATTATTTGGAATACTCTCTTTAATCAATTGTGTTACCGCTAAAACGATGACTGCAATAACGCTTGTTGCTGTTAAAATGTTATCCATTTTCCTAACCTCCAATAAATTTATTAATGAGATAAACCACTACAGAAACACCAATCCCGGCAATAGTCCGCCAAGTCCATTTCTGATTTTCCTTAATTTCTGCAATATCTTTTTCGTTGTTTTCTGATTTCGATAAAGCTTGGCTTGCCTTATCAGACACTTGTTCAATGCCTTTTGTGTTTTCCTCGATTTTAGTGAGGCGCTGGACAATTTCCATCCAGAGTGAGTTGCCGTTATTTTCCAATGTTCATTCCTTCTTTTCCGTAAAATAAAAAGAGACTGCAAAAAATAATCTCTTATAAATTCATTTTTACAATGGCACATGCCAGGAAAAACTACCACGAAACGAGGTGCCACTCGTAGCGTTGGAAGGGCGAATTAAACTAATCCCACTATCCAAAAAAGTTAGTTTTCCAAAAGTAGGTGTAGATAAGTCTGTCTTATTAAAATCTTCGATTGTTGCGTTAAAATTTATTGATGGTTTTAAATACTTCTTACTATCTGCAGAAAAAGGATAAATTAAAACGGCGTTATTTGGATTTATCGCTACAACATTATCCAACCTCATAGTTAAAAAAACGTCATAGCCGTCAATGCCTCTAGAAATTGACCATAAACGAACGGTTCCCCTCACACCTGTGTTGTTAAAATCGCTTACGTCTTTAAGGTCTTGGAACGCAAGACCTGCAGTTTGCACCCACCCAGTTCCTCCTTGAGCTTCTGAATGTATAGTTCTAAACCACGAACGACCGTCTGCTGATATTTTGAAACTCATATCTCGACGTCCCCCGATTGATGTTAAGATATCGACTATATAAAATCCTTTTGTAGCGTCGTCAAGCGGACCGTTTACACACTCAAAGCAAAACCAGTGGCCATCCGGTGCAGTTTCTAAATCGACTGCCGTTCCGTCGGCGTTGGTAAGCTCTGCTCGTGTCACGTTTTGAGGCTGAGCAAATCCTGTTGCCCACCTAGAAGCAGTCTCGTGGATGTCAGGCCCACTGGATCCTATATGATCAATGAATAACGTTTCTAAACGAGCTAATCTATCTTTTACGTTAGTAGGTAAATTCTCGGTCATTTCCTGCACCAATCCTTCTCATTGTTATTTTTTTAGAGGCAGTATCTAACTCAATTACATCAAAACATTCTTCTTTAAGCGTGTTAAAAGTTGAGATACTTCTGTTGTATTGCACACTCTCATTTTGGGAGCAGCATGATTTAATATGCAAAATGCCATCTTTTACCACATCTCCGTCATTGTGGATGTGGCCATAAATACAAAAAGCAATTTCCGCATTAGCTGTAGAAAAATCGTAATCAACCGAAACCGGCATTCTTGTATCACCAATGCTATTTTGCACGTTTCCTCGTCCCTTAATTTTAAAAGCATTTAACAACTGTAAAATTATGTCGTGATTAATTGCGGAAGATTTTTCTGTGTCATAATCATTTCCAGGATAAATCTCAAAAACAGATTCTAGTGGGTGGTGTATACCGATTACGATTGTATAATTTTCCGGTGCTATTAAAGCTTCATTTGCCAACCAATCGATCTGGCTTTGTTGGAAACCGCTAAAATGTTGGCGAGGATATTTTACATAACCATTTTCATCTAATTCTTGAGAAACATCCGCACTGTCTAAACCGATAAAGCGCACCTTTTTTTCCAAATTATCATGGTAAAAGTAATTAGATCCATTATTTCTGATTTCTCCGGAAAGGAGTTCATTCTGCCGATAAACTTCCGCGAAATCAGAATCACTCATAAAATATTCTGGTTTTAAAAACTTGTTGCGAATATTCTTTTCCATAAAATAAGATTTTCTTAAAGCGGCTTGGCTTGAACCGTCGTCATGATTTCCTTTCAACAAGGCGTTCAAAGGAGCTTTTGAGTATGCAAATAGCTTTGTTGCAAGTTGTCTATGCTGATTTTTAACGTGATTTTTTGGGCTATCATAAATTCCGGAACAATCAGAATTATCACCGCCTAAAACAATTCCGTCTAATTTATTTGACAAAGATAATGCGTTATATAAATGTGTAATACCATAGCGCAAAGATATTTCATTATATAAAGCGCCACGATCATAATGTAAATCTGTTAACCAAATGAAGTTATACTTTGAGATATCAATACCAGAAGATACAGAATTTAAAATATCTCTAAAAATATTTCGCACACCTCCTAGGGTTTCGAACTCAAAATTTGGTATCAATACTAATTCTTCTTTAGAAGGCATGTCATTTAAACGATTGCCCAATAGATCATACTCTCCTCTAGCATCAATAACCTCACCATCTTGCATTTCTCCAGCGATAATATTATCTAAGCGATTATCTGTATTGTTAGCAATATCTTTGGATTCGGATGATATTTGGTTTGATTCAATGGCTATATTTTTCGCATCATTGCTATTATTTTCCGCTCTTAAAGCTGGAGCTATAGCAAACTCATTAATTTTTTCCCGTCCTTGGTTTAAGACGTCTTTCGCCTCAATATATTCAGCCATTCACTTCACCTTCTACCACTGGTTCAACATGGATGTCAATTACATCCACAAACCGACAATAAAAATAAGGCCCAATCATGGCACCTCCGACAGAGTTTCCATGTTCGTCCGTTTTAGTGCCATTCATGTAATCAAAGTAATCTTCCTTCAAATTAAAAGAACCTGCTTCGACTAAAATTTCTGTCGTTACTGGTTCTCCCATTTTTTGTTGCGTCACACTAATTTTATCCATTATTTTTCAGTCCCTTCATAAAACTCCACGCAATCAATGGCACTTTGTCTCAAAGCAATTGTTGGGCCGAAATCAATTAAATCTACAGGTTTTGCTCTTCGAATTTTCTCTTTGATTGCCTTGTATTCTTTTATATCTGGCACTTCCCAAGAAATATATTTTCCATTCCGCATTAGGATTTGGCATCCAAAAACTTTTTTCTTTTCTGCCATTAAATTTTTCCTCCAATTCGGGATTTAATAAAGACCGTTAGCATCAACTGTATTTCAAATCGCACTAAGTCATTAGGCTTAATTTTTAAATTGTGTTCCCCACGAACAACTTTTCCGCTACTGTCTTTTTTAAGATATTTAGCAATATCAAAACGTTTGATATTAACATCGTGAACAGAAATGAGATTGTCATCAATCCAAACATCAAGTCTTGTTGGTAAATGTTGATATTTGAAAATACCATAGATAATTTGATGCGTATGGCCAGGAATAGTAATTGACACACTGTGGGTATGTGCAGAAATCGTGACACTAAAACGATGTGTATGTGCCGGAATATTGATCGAAACACTGTGGGTATGACTGGAAACAGTGTGTGAATGAGAACCACTCTCTGAAGCAGTGTAAAAATCATTACTGGTTTTTCCAAGCACGACAAAACCCACTCGGGCTCCACTTGAAGGTTCTGTACTGTAAAAATTAGTATATCCAACTGGACCTGCGGAAGGATTTCCACCGTTGTAAGCCACTAAATGTTTATGATTTCCTCCAGAACTAGAGGTCTGACCACCGCCACTGGAACTCGTCGCACCTTGAGTGCTTCCTCCGCCTGCTTCAGAAGTGCTTCCAACAGTCGTGCCCCCTCCAGAGCTTGAAGTGTTTGAACTGACCACAGAATCAGTACTTTTATTTCCTTTTGATGTAGCACGGAAATTAGTTGGTTTAATCCACAAGAAGGCGCTATTTACATTCACACAATCTTCTGGAATTTCAAAATTAAAATCAACTGGTTCATTATCATCAGCCTCACGATCAAAAATATAAGGAATAATATTCTGGGCACCGTTAGCTGTCACTTTTGATATTTCCTGTTGTCTTTCTTCGTCGTAAGCAAAAGCGTTAATGCCCTCGTTAGTGATTTTCAATGTCATATCACCAGGTTTTCCTGTCACATCACTTTTAGACCGCTCCAAAACGCGCAAATTAATTTTTCCGTATTTTTTAGTTTCTACTTCAACCAAACTATCCAATTTCAAGTCGTTGGCATTGATTTCTCGATTTTTGTTGATTGCCAAATTTTCTGGATGTCGCAAGACTTTAGTTAGATCAACGGCAGACACATTCCAAGAAACTTCTGGTTCTTTCCAAGCATTCAAACGGCTTTTAGCAGCTTCAAATAAATTTTCATCAACAGTAAAACGGTCATCTTTCCAAATAGTTTGTGCTGGAAAATATTCGTTCATAGATTCTTGATCCATGAGATATTTTTTCCCGCCATTCAACTTGGCAATATCAACCGCATTAATACCTTCAGCGTTTCCTTTAGGCAAAATCCAGTTAACAAGATTCTTTCCTTCTTGCTCCACGGTAAAACCCGTCATATTGTAACCCTGTTTAACTCTGGCACTAACTTTAGATGTTGGTTTCCGAAAATGCAAAACAAACGGAAATTTAGTTGTATCTCGTTCGATTACATATTGTTCTGCCGTATCGTCTAAAACAGACATTAACGGACTCAGCAGACCGTTTTCGTTTTCCCATTGGTAGCTAAACCCACGGGAAAACTCAACGTCACCAAGCTTCCAATACGGCAAGTATTGGCAGTCCATGACCGCTTGAAGTGCTTCTCTCGTCGTTGGATTGGTTAATTGTAAGAACTCAATCACGCTTAAATTGAGTAAAAAAAGAGCGTCCATCAAGTCATATTTAATGACCGGGACACTCGATCCATACGATTCCGCACTTTTTACAACCATAAACAGCTCTACTCGTTTTTCCCCGTCATAGATTTCGACAAAAGAAAACTGCTTTATTTTCTTTGTTAGATTGTCATCCGCTGGTAGTGTAAAGCCGCCAATAAATAGATTGTTGGAACGTTCCGAGTAGCTAATGTTATATGCTTTTTTGATGCCACGTTTAGCACCAGTTACTGGATTAGTTAAATAAACACTGTTCAAATTCTCACCGCCTTACATATAAATATCTCGATAATGTACCGTCAACTCAAAATTCATATTTCTACCTGTAATCTGCACTGGTAACCCCGGGACAAAATAAAAATTGCCTAATCCAAAGCTGGATTCAACGCCATTGACATACATCACGTCGTTTTCTGTGTCGATTTCCAGTTGTTGATTGGTAAAACTACCCACATTTAACACGTAGGCCCCACAAGTAATTTTGACATCTGTCCCAGTGCCATTAATCTCAAAATAAGGCTGCAGTGCTAAGCTCTCTAAAAAAGGATTCAACGTTGTATTTCCTGTGATTGTCCGATGATCTGCACCAGTTCCAGTATTGCCTAAAAGATAATCTGCGGTAAAATCAATCACTTCACTGCCCCATCTAATGTCATCCGCTTCAGCAATAGAATATTTATTGTCGTCGTGTTGAACAAACGGAATGGAAAATTCCCTAACGACTGTTTTCCGACTCAAAGAAAAATTCGAAGCGATTTTTAACCAAACATATTTATTTGGTTCGTAATCAAAAATAGTTTTTATGGATCTTGGTTGTTTATATTCATCAAAGAAGAATTTATTAATGGAATTTAACATTGCTGTCGTTTCAAGTTCGGACTTCAGTAAGCCGTTAAGTGGAACTGTAATTCCGTTTTTTTCTTTGATTTCTGTCCCGTAATCCAACACCCCAGACAAACCAGGAATGTGTAGCGTGGAATAATCAAAGTCGGCCTGACTTGGATTGACGTGATCCATGACCACAATTAATCCAAAGTCTTCCCAACGTTTGGTTTCAACTCCATTATCCATTGTCATCATGGTTATCACCTCTTCCATGGATAACGATTAGAATTCTGTGATTCTTCGTAATCCTTAATACCTTTAGCAATCTTTTGAATATCTGATTCTTCTCTTACTTGAAAAATAGCTCCTTCAAGCATGCCTTGATTATTTATCGTGACATTACCAGAAGAACCTTGTAAATTGTTACGGCTTAAGTTTGTGCTTTGTGTTCTTAAAGCCGTTGAAACCATGCCAAACTGAGGATTTCCCACATCGGTAGAAAGGACGCTAGTACCAAATGATTTTTGCATCTCTCCAGCCATTCCTGAAATTGTACTTTTGACAGTTTTAAATCTATCTACTAATCCAGAATTTAATCCGCCCATAATCGCATCACCAGCTGGTATCAATAATTTTTTATCATAAGAAAGTGGCCCTTTATGGTCTTTTATCCACGAGCCAATCCCCCCAACGAATTTCTTCCCGGCTTCCCAAGCGCCTTTAAGACCTCCGACAAAACCATCGATGATTGCTCTACCGGCTCCTGCTAGATCTATTCCTGTAGCGTTTTTGATTATGTCATTACCCATGTTTAATATGGCAGATATAACTTTACCAACCATTGAGGCAATACCGTTCAAAAGGCTCGTGATTATTTTTACACCAGCTGTTAAAATCTGAGGTAAGTTATTAATCAGTCCGGACACCATACTGCCAAGCAACTGAGCTCCAGCAGAAAGTAAATCAGGAAGTTTAGACAACAACATTGTGATGAAACTTGTCATCAATGAAAATGCTGTGCTGATTAAATCAGGCAATCTTTGCATGATACCCATAATCAAAGACCCTAAAATCTCCATTCCCTTAGCTAAGAAAGTTGGCCTATTCTGGATAAGAATGTTAATGAAACTACTTACTGCTTGAATTGCAGCGTTACCGATAGCTGGCAAATTTGCGACAATACCGTCAACTAAATTTAAAAGCAAATTTTTCCCAGATTCTAAAATGAGTGGTAAATTCGTCACCAAAAACGAGATAAAACCTGTCACAATATTAGCTGCTGTTGTTATTAAAGTTGGAATAGCTTGTAAAATACCAGTGCCAATACTAGTTAAAATTTGTACACCAGTTGCTAAAAAAGTGGGCAAATTTGTTGTAATCCACGTCATAATACCAGTTAAAACACCTTGAAAAGACGTTAAAAATGTTGGTATTCCAGTAGTGATACCTGTTGCCAATTGCGTTAGCATAGATTGTCCTGCGGTTAAAAATTGTGGCGCTGCAGTTTGAATAAACGTGACGATTGCTCCAGGCAACGCTGATAAAATATTGCCAATCATCGGCAGGAAATTATCGAATAAAAAAGTTGAGGTAGTTTCTGCTAATGCTTTTAGCTCTGGCTTGATATCCTCGCCGAGTGCTAATTTGCCAAGAACATTAGAAAAAGCCGCCTTCATTGAAGCGAAAGAGCCGCTAAAGGTTTCAGCCGATTCTTTTGCAGTTGTTCCTGTAATGCCAAGTTCTTCCTGTACCGCATGGATCGCGCTATAAACATCACTCAGATTATTAATATCATATTTGACACCAGTTAATTTTGTGGCATCAGTTAAAAGACGAGACATCTCTTCCTTAGTCCCGCCATAGCCTAGCTTTAAGTTATCTAACCATTTATACCCCCGCTTTCACGGTATTTAAAAAGACTTACGATTTCTCGTAAACCTTAAGGGATTAGACTATATCTTCAACTTTAACTTTTTCGAACATCCAGCCCTTTTTATCATGAGCCTTCGGGTTAGTTCGCTTTTTAGGAGAATGTCTTTGATATCGCTTGTTATAAACAACTTCGCTGTCAGAACATCCGAAATAGTCTGCACAAGCCCTTCTTGATTCAAAAATTATTTCTCTGCCATCGAGATGTGTAGCCCTAACTTTTCTTTGCTTATTGATGCTCCTTTGCTCATGACCAAAAGCCAATCTATTTTCTGACGGTGTGACCCATCTCAAATTAGAAACATCATTGTTAGAACGATTCCCATCTATATGGTCTACCCATAGTTGTTCTTCATTTTCAGGTTCATCAAGAAAAGCTTTAGCTACAAGTCTATGGACATGCTTAGCAACAACGATTCTAACGTATCCGTTATTCTTGCCCAACACCATAATCTGACCTGTATCATTTTTCATGACTCTTCCTTTATTGCTTATAGAATAACCTGGTAAATCATCAATGTCTTTCCACATCTCCATAGCTTTCATTCTCCTTTAAAGTTGGTGTGCACTTCCCATATCGTACTAATAGATACAGTACTGAGTAACAAACTCATAGTCGTTTGACTTTCTTTATATATTATACCAAATTATCATCTATCAGTCAATAATAATTTGGTTTATACGTATAAAGCTTAGCACAGGATAATCATGACGAAAAGCTATAATCGTTTTAGACTTCCCCTGTTAGCAAAGCCATCTCAATAGCCATTTCCTGCTATATTTTGGCTTCACACCCCTAGTAGGGTTCACACACTTTCATCTGCATAGTCACCTATGCAGCGGACATTAATTCTATCGTGTAGTTTTGCTTAGCAAAACCGGAATAAGCATCTTGAATACTTTCCATTGAAGTACCCATCTTGTTCGAGTTATCCGCCATGTCAACCATTGCCATGTTCGCTTTATCGGCAGCCTTAGCAGTATCGCCACCAAGCGATTGCAACAAACTAGCACTAAAGCTTGTTACGTTTTGCATATAGTCATTGGCAGATAAACCCGACGTTTTATAAGCTTCATCGGCATATTTTTTGACTTTATCGGCCGAACCCTTAAATAGGGTCTCGATACCGCCCAGCGATTGTTGTAGATTGGCACCTTCAGAAATGGAAGAAGAAATAATCTTTCCCATGGCAACTCCTGCAGTAGCCGCTGCTGCTAAAAGACCGACTTTTAAAGCAGAGCCTAATTTACTACCTGCGGAAGTACCAGCAGAAGTCGCTTCAGGATCGATTTGTTTAGAAATAGCTCCACTAATACCTTTAGCTGAAGGCATAATTTGTACATAAGCTTGACCTAATTCTGTTGCCATTTAACCGCCTCCAATCAATTCTTGACGTTTACGTTCAAATTCCTCACCAGAATTAAATACAACTGTATCATCTGATTTTTTCGCACCACCAGTTAAAAGTTCTAACAGAGGCGCTGGACGATTTTTATTCTTTTGACCATCTTTAGAATTCATCCACAATAAAAGGCCTACTTTGTCACTGATACCAGCTAAAAGCAGATTTTCTAAGGAAATATTTTGGTCGTTCATAATCATTTTTATTCTGGAATTATCTTTCAGACCATAAGAAAAAACAGCTACCTTGCTTAAAGGTAACTGTTTGTAGTCGTATATTTGATATGTTTCAGCAAGGTCACAAATTAATGCATCCTCATCAGTTTTTATCATTCTGGCAAGGAATGTTATTTTTTTACCGCTTGAGATTGGAAAATTTCGGTGATTTCTTCGGTCATTTTTTCAACTGGAACAAGGCCTTCTTCATCCCGTAAATGGTCTTTTAGTTGATTGGTTTGTTCTTTTCCTAAAAGCATAATCATCATTTTAGAAATGACCATTGGATTATCTTCTAATTCTCCAATAACTTCTAAAAGTTCATAGTTATTTAGACGTTTTTCATCAATTTCATAGGCAAAACCTGATTGTGTTTTTCCTTTTAATTTTTTAGACATTAACCTTCAGCTCCTGGTTTTTGAATGTATTCGTAGTGAGTGTTTCCAGCAGTATCTGGCATAGCTGCGATGGTTGTTTCGTATCCAATTGCATCCGCATCAGTATAACTAATTTCGCCAATCTCTGAAACTTTACCATTAGGGATAACGATTCGTTTTAAAACGCCTGCTTTAAGGACCACATCCACAACGAGGACGTGTTCTTCTAATTCTTTTGAGTTTGCTTTGATTACAATACCCGTTTCTAAAGTTCCAGTAACGTTATCGGTACCATAAATTTCTCCTAATACATCTACGTTAGTCGCTTCAATCAATGTGTATGTGAATGTATCTTCTTTTTCTGTTTGAACAGAAGCAACGATATCGCCACCCCATGCCTTGATTGTTTCAGATGAAGGCGTGTTTTCGTTCGTCAATCCATCTTCTGAAATGTAACCTAAACTTTTGAACGTTGCTGCTAAGTCTGTAATTGCATCTGTAGGTAATACCGTGTCTAAAGGAGCTGAATAAATTGCCCCTCCTACTTTTGGTTTAGCTGTTGAAACATTTGCTGTTTGTGCCATTCGTATTCCTCCTAATAATGATTAATATCAAATACCGCTTGGTATCTGTATTCCTTTGTTGTCGTGTCCGTAAAGTTATAGTCGCTGTTTAGTCTAATCCCACTAATTTCATTCAATGAGATTAAATTCTCAACGACTTCTTTTAGTTCTTCATTTAATTTTGCTGCTTCATACATCGTTTTAGCGTAACTTTGAAATGCAAATGTTGCCGAAGGTAAATAATTGCTTTTCGAGCTGCTTGTTTTTTCAAACAAAACATACTTATCCGGCATTTCCTCTGTTCGTTCTAAAAAAGACGGCACAGATAAATGACCATCGAGAAATTGTTTAATGATTATCTCTATCATTTACCGCACCGCCTTCAAAAGCGTATTATTTTTCATGTTGTCTCTTTTTGCTTTGTACGTGTCTGCATAAATCATCGCATTCGCACGCGTTTTTCCGACATAAACATCTTGTTTATATCCTTCGCCAGCTCTATTTTTGATCGCTGTGGCTTTTTCTTCCAAAATGCCTTGCATTTCAGATGATTTGAGCAGCTGGCCGACACCGGAATAATTGAGTTTGAATTTAGTTTTAGCCATAGCGTTCCACCATCACTTTCTTATTCCAGTCAAGCGGAATCAGATCTTCGATCCCTTCAAGCGGCGTCCCAAAGGTTCGCCAGCGTTGGTCGAAGAACAGAACTTCTTTGTCTTCCCAATCGTGGGAATCGGTCTTGGGGATCGCCAAAGTGTACACTGCTTTTCCGCCGGCCAGATCCAATTGATTGACCACATCGTCAGAAGACATCGGACTGATCAGCACATTATCCACTTGAACTTCCACATCTTCATAGACTGGCTTGCCAAATGGATCCTTGCCGATTTCTTTTTTATCGATCAAAGTCACCGTAATCCCTTTAAGTTTAGCCATAGAAATCGATCACCCCATATCTTTGGCGGCGCAGGCCTAGGCGGTTCAATTCGCTGCTTTTGATAAACAGACCGCCTCCAGGAACTAAATAGGATCCCGACCAAGAATAGCCTAAAGCGCTCTCTGCCGTCTGCGTCATTGGCTCTTGATCAGTAGAAGTCATTAGTGTACGGCTGACTACATCGACCGTCACAGACTTAAGAACCGTTGCATAGGAACGGCTCGCCTTCGCCAGCTCGTCAAGGTCTTTGCCGACTTTCGCCGCCTCTTCACGCAAAGAATCCGAGACGACGGCAAGCAGTGCCTCGGCTCGGTCCTTTTCCTCCGGCCGGACAGCTCTCCACAACCGAGTGAGGTCTTCGAGCGTTGCAAAATCCGCCATCAGATCACTTCCCTTGCTTCATCAGATCATACAGTTCCTGTTTCTTGGCATTGGCATTGTACTTGATCCCAAAGGCATCCAGTTCCTGCATAATCTCTTTTTTCGTTACACCTTCCATCTCAGAAAATCCCTCTTCCGAATTAGTAATTGGTTCATCTACTTTGTTAACGTCTTGAATTGAATCCTCAACAATATCGTTTTGCTCCACAGGTTCTTTTATCCAATCTCCACCAACAATATTAAAGGGACTATCAATAACAGCCCCCGTTTTCTTGTTTTTTAATCGCATATTATTCTCCCCCGCTTGCTTTGGCTCCTTCTGTAATACGAGCAAAGTTCTCAGGAAGCATAATTCCCCACCCCAAATAAACTTCAGCACGTAAATATACTTGGTTATACCCTTTCAAATCCAATCCGGAATTATCAGGATCACCATAAGGAATTACTTCTAACGGAATTTCTTTTGTGTATCCCCATTTAAAGGATTCGGAAAAATCTCCGACAATCACACGATCATTTTGCAAACTCATATCTGATACGGTTTTATTTACATCAACGGCAAGCCCTTTAATTACCCCCGGCGCTTGCCCCCACGCTAACTCAGGGAACATTGGGTTTCCTTGTTTATCGAGTTGCTTTGCCAAAGCAGAACGAAATGCGGGATTAATTGCCATTCCAGTAATATCACCATCAGCCCCCTGAACCGTAGCAATAGCAGCCTCAATGGCTGCATTTGGATCTGTCATCTCCTGGGGAATTTCCACTTTCTGGGTTACTTTAGCATCAAAATTATTGCCACCAATAACACTCGATGCTGTTCTTGTACGCGGATTCACACCATGAAATGCCATCAGGTCTAAACCTCGTGCTACTTTCTTGGCAAATCCATCATTGAAAGCCTTTAGAATATTTACCTTTTCTTCATCTGCTGCATACATAAATTCATCTGACACCCGAGCACCATATTCCACTTTGATCGGTACAATAGTTTGAGGTTCTAGTTTAATTCCACCATGAGTTTTCTTTCCCGATTCAGCGACTACATCAATTTCATTATCCATTGTGAAAATAAATTCTTTTTGTCCATTAAATGGAATTGGCGCTTGTTTTGCTAATCGAGCTAATGAGCTTTTTCCCTGCACTTTATCTACTAAATCTGTTACTAATCGTGGGTCAAATAGACTTCCTTTTTCTAATGTCATATTATTCTTCTCCTTCTAAGTTAAGATTTTTAATTAATGATTTATAGGCACTGTCTTCATCATTGCCTAAAGGTGGTTCTGAATTTTTCAGAGGTGGTACTGGTTCTTTGGCCTTCACAAAGCCAGCTAGACGTTCAGCATCGGCTTTCAGACTTTCCTCATCTTCACCCACTAGACGGTCCGCTAGATCAAACGGCAATCCATTCTGCAAAGCGATTTTCGTTCTTAAGCTGGCGGTTTCGTAGCCAGACACTTTCGCATTCAGATCAGATACCAGTTGATCATGCTCCTTGATCGTCTTTTGAGTTTCTTCGGCTGCCGCCTGCAGTGCGCCAACCTCTGTTTCCAGTTCTGTATTCCGTGCTTTCAATTGATCATAGTCCGCATATTGCTTCTCAAGAGACTCTTTCTGACGAGCAAGTCTGCCTTCAATGATTTTGTCTAACTCTTCTTGTGTATCGATTGTTTTAAAAGTCATAATAAAAATCCTTTCCCAGCTTCCCCGGCTGTCTCGGTAATTTTTTGTATTAAAAAAACGATTATCCTGATCGATAATCGTTTAATACCTGATTTGTTGTTTCTTCTTAGGTTTGCTGTTGCCGCAAGCCCAATGTGCTAATAAAGCACTATCCATAAGGCTGATATCCATATCTTCATACTGCGACTTATATCCGAAGCCGCCATTCGATCCGATATTGCGCTTTTCGCAGTTCGTAACGACGGCCGTCAATGACGGCTGATCGCCATGCCGAACACTCTGTTGAAATACTGCTTGCTCCCACAAAGAATTGGCCACAATGACCTCTTTCACTGTCGGAAGAATAGGCTCTTTCAAACCAAATTCTTTCATCTCTGCAGCGAGAATGCTCTGACCGCTTTGACCGTCGATCACGACATTCTCTGGAGCGGCCTGTTTCAAAAAATTAATGATCCAGTGATTGCCATTTCTGACCGATTGACAATCGATCGTTTCGACAAATATTTTCCCGGACAGCGTCCGAACAGCGACACTCACCGCAACATTTGCCCCATCATTGCCGTATTTGATACCGACTGACAAAGGCCCTTTCAAGACAGGCAGTGACCTCACTTTCAATTCGCGCCATTCATTTTCAGAGATAGCCGATTTTTGATTGTATTTGATCCACAAGCCCAACCGCTGAATATTGAAATCAACGATATCTGTCCCGATCTCGTCCTGGATCGAGCGTTCGGTGAAGATCGTTCCCAGCGACGGATTGCAGAGATACCACAACTCCCGATCGCGGATATCCGCCTCGTCTTCCACTCCCCATTCTGCCCAACCGGCATTTTCAAGTTTTCCCGCGAGAACATCCTTTCGAAAATTGACAAAGACTGTTCCGCTGGAGAGTGGGGTCGGCGGTGTTCCGCATAGGATCGTTTGCGGATTTTGCGAGTCGGTCACGACATACTTCAGCGCTGATTCTTGATCTGCCGTATACTCTTGCGCCTCATCGATCACGAGCAGATCAAATCCTTCACCTAGTCCGCCAGTGGAAGTCCGTGTTCGGAACTCGCAGCGGCCCCCAGTATCCGGCAGTTCGATCCGCTCGCGCCCGGTTGCCCGAAGCGATTCGTACTGGATCCCGGCTTTATCGAGCAAGCGCAGCAGTCGTTCCCAAGCAGCATGGCTTGTCGTAGTCCGGTGAGCGGTATGCAGCATCTGCTCTCCATCTTGCAGCCCTTTCATTTCGCGGATGGCCACGATCTCATTTTTTCCGTTCCGCCGAGGAAGCGAATAGCCAAATTTAGTATGTGTCCACAAGCCGTCTTCATTCGTTGCAAAAATATGTTTGGAAAGTTCGACCTGCCACTCTTGAGCTTCACGTCCTGATTTTTCATAGGTATCGACCGCACTTTGGTACAGCGTCACAGTATATGGAAGAATTACCGATTGAGTAGGATGCTGATTACCAAGTCGTGCTTTAGTAGTCATGTTGCTCCCCCTTCAATCTAATCGCATGATAACCCTGTCGCTGGGATTTCACATCATTAGTCTATTCCATTAACGTCAATAGCTATTCCCGCGATGCTCTTTTCATAAAATGTTGCAACTCTTTTTTTCCCTGTTGACACACCTTGATAAATAAATCCAATCCATCCATCATTGTCATCAGTATAGTTTTCAATTTGTTCAAAGCGCATCGTCTTGCCATCTTTTAGCCAAATAATTAAATCCACATTTTCCTTCATAAGTAATTTCCCCCTTAATTTTGGGTACAAAAATAGCACTCACTCATTTTTCAATGATTGGGTGCTTATTCTGGTAAACCGTATTTTTTCAAATATTCTTTTTTTAATGCTTCAGGGTATTCATGTGGAACATCATCTGCACTTCCTTTTCCTTCAACAATTTCAAAAAAGTCAGAATCATAAAGATAGTCTTCTTTAGTTTCATCAATGATTCTATATGAACCCTTTTCAATTGATTCAACATTGTAAATTTTTCCATTTATTAATGATAATGGATTACTTTCTCCGACAAATAGCACTTTCATATTAGTTCCACCTCTTTTCCTTAAACATTATTTTCCCAACGTTAGGAGCTTCGAACCAATGAGCTTCAATCCTTTCTCCACTATCTAACTCAACAAAACCAATTTTCTTTTGCCAATCTTTCGCAGTAGTTTCAGGATATTTTTCAACTAAGAAATTAACAATATCAATCTTTCGATTAACGCCTTTCCCAGCTATCACTTTGACGTTAGTTATTTTCGATCCCGCTTTTATTTTCTCTTTTCGGTTCGATAAAGTTATATCCCTTTTGACAAAAATGTCTCTTGCTTTTGCACTTACAGATTTTGGAAGCTGTATATCGGGTTGGCGAAGTCCAATTACCTTTCTTTCCTCTATTTTAGCATCTTTCTTTGTGTCCCGCCATTTCTTCGTGTGGGAATTTTGTAAACCACGGGCATCTTTCGGATTGTATTCTACTGTGCAGCGGCAACGGTCATGACGCTGATAAATATTATCCGGTTCCTCATGATAGATATAGGTTCCAGCCAAGTTTTTACACCAATCACAGGCTTTTCCTCGAACAGTTCGGGTAATCGTCGGTTGCAATCCAGATCTTGCATGAAAATCGACATTTTCTCTGATGGCATCATCAACAACAGATTGAGTAAAGTTGACAATTGGCTCCTGCAAAATCCATTTGACTGCTTCAAAGTCAGACTCACTAGATAATCGATTAATGAGACCGTCAATGCGATCCTGATTGAGTGCTGGGGATTGCGCTTTGAGCTTGATTCCTGCAGCATGATTCAATTCCGTTTGCACATCACTAGCAAAATTGCTAACTAGGTCAAAATTCTTCTGCATAGTTGGATTCAAGATCCGATCAGCAATATTAAAATACATTTTTCCGTCCGGTAAAATTTCCGCCGTAATATTAGTGCCAAGGACATCTGCTAAAATCTCGCCAACTTCAATTGCAAAATCATTTACTTCAAGATAAGTTGCCTTTTTGTTTTTTAGCGCTCGTAGTGTCTTTTTTAATTTAGCACTGTTGTACGTTTGTTTATCGAATTGTGTTTGAATCGTTTCTAAAAGACTTGGAACAATATCATCCATTGTCCCCAGCTCCTTTTACGCCAGTTAAATCACGAATCATTTCTCCATCAACAAAACCTTCAATGGCTTGGTTAAGTTTAATAGCGCCATCCCCGATTAGGCTCAACATACTTGCATCTGCCTCAAATAATGGTTCCCATTTTGGCTGGGTATTAACAAATTGTTCACGTAAATACGGGTAGTCATCGCGCAAGCAAGCTGCCAAATATGCTACGTTAAGAAATCCGGAACCTAATGATCGTTGTGCTTTTCTTCCTGATTTCAGTAAAGGTTCATGACTTGCCTTAATTGCTTCTGCACTTGATGGATTATCAGATACAAAACCTAAATCATCAGATGTAATACCCATTTCACCCGCAAACAATTGAGCTTCCATCCTTAATTGATCAACAAAAGGAGTCATACTTGGGGATGTAAACTGTCCCAAAGTAGGTTTTTCACCATCATCGTCTTTTGTAAATTGAAGCATTGCTGAAACAGTAGCTTTCCAACTATCAAGAGGTTCTGCGTCATTACTCAACCCAACCACATATTTTTGAGGGAATGAGTAAAAATCAGCAGTCACTTTTGATAGCATCAATATTTTTTGGGCATCCCTTAATATATTAATGCCTGCTCTTGTAATTCTTGAACGTCCAAAAGGTCTCTCGGCATCTGGCCGATGGATAATCGGGACTAACAATGGATGATTGGTAGGGTTCGGTATTGAAAAATCTTCAGTGTTTCGATCTGCATAGTAAAATGTTGTGTATTCAGAAGTAAAATATGCTTCTAATAAAGGAACCCCACTATCATCTCTTTCTAGAACGACATAACCTTCTGTCAACAATCCTGTTATAGGATCAATAATACCAGTCGCGTTACTGGCTTCAATGACTTGTAATCGTGGTAACTCTTCCTCCACTTTCGAGATATAAACAAAAGAACACGATGCAATCAAAGCTGAAAGTACCGCGCTGTCAAAAAATACATCTGGATTATTTGCTTGAAAAATTTCGTTGACCTCAAAATCATCATTTGTAAACTCGCGAAATATTAATCGATCTCCCAGGGCGTCTACTCCTTTTGTACACCAACCCAAAATAGTTTTATAACTATCCTTTAACTGTTTTGGAATTGTAGCACTAATGTCATTATCGGTATATTTCATCGCATAGCGTTTATATCTCATATTAACTCTAGCTTGCTTTGATATCAGCTTCCTTCGAAGATATTCTATTCCTTTTTTACTCATAACATCGCTCCTTTCAATGTCGCACGAGAAAAAATGTACAGTGACGGCGTGAAGCCCGGCGGCTGGACGGGTGGGGTGGGTATCCCCCCCTTCTCTGCTCTCGCCACAGCGTTTGAATTTATTTTTGGCATCGTTACATTCAACATGATCAATGCTTGTAAGAAGCCCAATCAAGGCTTTGTGGAAGATTACGATTGCCTAATATTTTTGGCTCTTCTTGCTTTGATTTAAAAAGTTTGTCCGACTTCTGTCGGTTGCATGACCAGTGAGCCAGCTGCAGGTTCGAGATGTCCGACGGATGACCACCCTTGTTGATAGGAATGATATGATCGACGACTGGACTCATTGGATCCGGATACTTTATCCTTTTGTCCACAGGTTTGCCGCAGATCCCGCAAACGTTCTGGGTCTTCAGGATGATCTTCTTATTCTTGTCAAAGGCGACCCGGTGGGCTCCTTGACGATCCGCTCTCAGTGCCATATGGTGGGGCCTCCTTGTATATAAAAAAAGCACCCGCT